GCAGGCGCACCGTCCCATTTAACAGTCATATTTAACTTACCACCAATATTGCCGGCAAGCATATTTCGTACTGAATTTAGGAAGTTGATTGCGTTTACACCACCTTGACTACCACGATTAATAATATCGTCTTCTAGGTGTTCGAGGTGTGTATTCTTTTCCTTAGTGAAAAAGCCTTTAAAACTAAACATTTGTTCTCCAATTTATCCATTTATATAATATTCAATAACCCATTAACAAATCATACAACTATTTATACGATTTAATACTGGTATTATAACATATTCCGCTGGTCTTGGCAAGCACTTTTTTACATTATTTGTAAGATTTAAAGATATAATCACACATAATATGTGAAGGATATACACCACCTTGTTTATTTCTTATGTTGATTTTCAACTTAATATTAGGTGTGTCTATATCAATATCTACCCTTTTACCAGCGCTGGTTTTACCACCATAATATGCGATTGCTGATGTAGGTTTTGCCAATTTGGTCATAAATGACCTTGTCATATTAAAATGATGTATTTCTGTAGGTTTCTTTGCGTGTACATAATGAAACCCATAACCAATACCTGATTGTAGAAACTTAATCATCTTGTTTTTATCCATTTTAGAAAACACATTTTCTTGTTTTCTTACAACTTTACCACCATATGAATTAAATACAGCAGCTAATTGTCTAGGGTCAAGACCTAACATTTTTAATAATGCTAGTCCTTCTTTATTTTTTATAGTGCCGTGTTGTTTCATTTCTGTTTGAGGTAAAAACTTTGTAACACCTGAATTAAAGAATGTAACTGTACCTGTGGCCTTTAGTGATAAGTAAACAGGTTTCTTATCAGCAGTACAGGTAATATCTGTAACTATAGGTCCGATATTCGGGTCTGCTGATGTACCGATATAAGGTTGAGCGCCTTGAAATATTAATGACCGTCTTTGATTTAAACCACCAAGATTATCTGCCTTAAAAGATTTTGCTTTGTTCCAACCATATTGTTTGGCCATTTCTTCGATAATTTTTTCTGAATGTGGATTAATATATTTACCGTCAC